GGATATTTAAATGTATCAAAATACATTTCACTGTATGACAATCGATCTGGCACCATAGGGATAGCATCTACTATAGCACCTTCATAACAACTAATACCCAGTGTTTCTTGTAGATTAGCACTGAACACTAGTTTTGCTTCACCTAGTAAATTATGATATTCGTTTTTTGTTAGTTGCTGATCTTGACATACTACAAATTCATATTGTGGTAACCAGTGTTTTAAATCTCTAAAGATTTCAACTTGTTTCTCTGGAGCAATACGATGTGGAAATAAAATAAGATCACGCTTGGGCATATTTTTATATGCTGTTAACGTATTATCCATATACTCCATAGGCCAACCAGTGCGTACAATCTTGCCACTAGTTTGATAATCTTCAAAATCTAACTCATACCAAGGATTTTCACTCTTAAAACCATCTTCTAACAAATTGTCTACAAACATTCTAATGTGAAAGTCTGTGGCAAAATAGTTGTGATCAAACGCATAGAAAAAACTTTTCTCAGCATGCCTGACCCACTTAGCCTTGCCAACTAGTCTGCCTAAGAAATCTTGTGGATCATATGAGCCAGCATGCCAAAGTCCGTGTGTAACTACTGGGATACCAAGCAGTTCACTCATGTACTTTAGATTAATGATACCTGGATGCCAAGCATCAGTAAACACAAAATGATCGCCGGGATTAACGGATCCGTTACAAAATAAGCGACCCATCTGCTCCACTTGACTAGCCTTGTAGATATTAGTGCCGCCAAAGTTGAGAAATGCTCCAGGAGTGGTAGCACTAGGAATGTCCGTAGGACCTGATATAATGTTGACATTGTGTCCTGTCTTTTTAAGTAGTTGAGGAACGTGTAATTTCCACTCGCCGGTATAGCGAGTAGAAACTGCTTCTAAATCAATTAGAAATATAGTCATGTTCAACGTGACCGATAACTGTTGTTGCCTCGTGGTTTCCATTCTTTACGATCGCCATATTCTCTACGAGGACGTTTAGAATTTTCATACGCCCTCCAACTTGGGCTTCCTCGATTGTAAAGATCTGCTTCATCGAACGGCAGCAACTCAAATCTACAGAAATTGAGAAAATTATCTAAATCATCAAAGATTGTAGAAACTTCTCTAGTCATACGCAAATATTTTTGCAAATGTTCGTTAGCCATAATAGCCTTTTCCTTAATACTTAATAAATGAACCATTTTCTCCGTCTTCGGAGACCTCAATCCAAACCTCACGGTCTGGATACCTTGCTGAGATTTGAGCGTATAAGTCATCGCTCATCATCTCACAACTTTTATAATCTAACGACAATACACCTTGGTTGCTAGAATACAGTTTTTCAAGCCATCGCTTGAATTGAATGAATTCCACGTCTCTGTCGTTATGCGTAACAGATAGCCACACCCTAAAGTGAAAGATATGGCGATGAGGAGTGGCCAAAAACGAAACATCATATTCGTCTCCTGTTGCTAAATTAGGATCAGTCGCCGCCGCTGGATATTTGTGAATACCTTCTTTACGAAAAGTAACCCATATCATTTTGTTAGGGCGAATGTCTTGTTTAATAATCATTTAGTGGGCTCTTCGTCTTTAACCAAAGATTTATACAATTCCCATAATTTCCAATCAATGGATTCCAATAATTGATTTTGTCTAATCATTAGTTCCAACAATTGATCTTGTTGTATGTCTTCTTCTTGTTTGCTCACTGTAGGTTTCACAGTGGTTTTTTCTGTTTTCATAATGCTTTGTCCTGCTTATATTGTGACCAGTCTGTAAACTTACTACGATCCATTAGTGTGTGTAGACTGTGGGACCACACACCGGGATTAGTTGCCTTAAAATCTTTATCATCTATTTTAAGCATTGTATTATAATTCCAAAGTTTTACATAAGGAATTGGCACTCTTATCTGTGGAATAAAGTTTGCATGTTCGTTTAGACCACCATCGTGAAATTCTTCTACTGCTGATAATGGAATATCAAGACTACATAGATAATCTTTTTCAAGGAAGAATTCAATCATATCTTCCCAAGCCTTCCAACCATCATAGTCGTTGAACAAAGGATTAAAACTGTGATTGGCACCAAAGAAGATATGCTCACAACCTTGCAAGTGTTGAGCAATAGCGTCAACTGGTTGAACTCCAGTAACGAATAGTGTACGCAAGCCAAATGCAGGAGTATGCTCTACTTCATTGCCAATAAAGAAAATTACGTTGTCGGCCACACCGTCTGAATAATCACGCTTCATTTTTCTTGCCTTCTTCGTATTGTTTGAACAGTTTAGTTACTTCTTCCATACGTTCTTGAAACACATGCGGTGCCAATTCACTTGCAGCCTTCATATCCCATTCGCTAGGATAGTGACGCAAGCAGTATCTAGCACTGTCTTTGATAGATTTAGGAACTCGCGGAGTATTGAGAATTTCTAATAGAAATTTCTGTGTATGTACTACAGCACGATATCTTTCGTCAGGCAATGTCATTCAAATAAATCCATAAAGTTATTTTCTTTAGGTTCTTCGTTCTTAACTACTTTTAAGTCGGAAAAATCTACATTGGGAATACCAAATTCTTCAGCCTTGGTGTGTGCATTGACAGTCTTCTTGCCAGTTGCACCACGTGTGCCAATAATAGTCATCCAAAATTTACTGTAATATTCAACGATTGCGTTAGCATCGTCTCTGTTATCACAAGAAAAGATTGTATCAACTATGTCCTTATAATACACTCTATCGAAGCGTTCGTCAACTAACATGGCAGGCAATTTGCCCAAATCATATTGTCGATTGGCTTCTTGTACTGCGTTCAAGTGCATCCAAACATTATGTCCCATCATTAGTGCATAACTAAACGAATCCCACGATGTCTTGCCTTCTTTACCATTTTTATTTAGGTCGCCTGGTGCATAGATGCAAATTTCTTTCATCTGCATTTGATCAATAATCGGGCTAGTTTCAAACTTTTCAAATATACCATCTTGTAGTACAGCATCTTTAAACAAGCGGCTGTCAGTAGCATACTTCTTATGATCCGCACTCGCCTGCATACGATAGACCCATTTAGTACGATCTTCAGTTTCTGTGTTGATATAAATCTGCCCATTGGCAGTGGCTAAGAACGGACTTGCACAGTCAAACGATATAGTAAAGTCTGGATTATGATACTTGCGTACAGCACGTTGAATGTCTGTTAGTAGCACAGCCCACTCTAACTTTGATGTACCTAAGAAGTGCATCCAATCATGTTGACCCTGTTCTAATAAACCATCAAAGCGTAGAGCCACTAGTCGTTTGAGTACAAGGTGAATATCACACATGTTCTGTCCGCCCATGCCCCAACCATTAAACGCTTTGTCACCGTAGACCTTAGTATCACAAAAGTCTTTGACCTGTTGATACCAATCATCTGCTTGATCGTGTGTTTCACCTTGCAGAACATTTAAGAACTTGCAGTTGCCATTGCGATGTTTAATAAAGTATTCGTTATTAAATCTAGTGGCATTTACTGCCTGTTGATACGATTCAATACCAGTTGCCTTACGTCCTGCGGGACTACGTTCTACCCATGCTGGAATATCAAGCACCATGCCATAGTCCATTAAGGCATCCATCCAAGTTAATACTTGTTCACGCTTCTTTTGTGCGGCATCTAAACGGGCTTGATATAGTTTAGGATGATCTACTTTGGTGTATTTAGGATTACCATTCTTGTCAGTTTTAGGATCTCCAGTAGGATGCAGTTGTGGTACAAGTTCAACACCTTTAGCATTGACTTCTGCCCACATGGCAGCAACTTCCGGACCTGTAGGATCACGCCACTCGCCTTCCCATACACCTTTACCAATCTGGAATCCACCTGAGTCACCCAATACCCAACTTGTATTACGATCTCTATTACGGAACATGTCCTCAGTTTCATCCGGCTTGGTAAGATCTAAGTTAGCATGTCCTGCAGAGTATAGGCAATGATCAAAATAAAATGCACCCTTATCTGGATTTAGATAATTGAGACTTTCCACACCGTTTGCTAGACTTGGTGGTATACGTGCAGGATCTACATAGTTTCCATAGCGTTGTTTGCCTATGAAGGTTGAGTAGAAACCTGACGTAGCCGGCAAGAAGTATGCGTAGTCGTTTTGTGTAGCGGTTAAATTTTTATTCATATGACCTTTTGTGCAATAACCATTAGGCTTAACCAAGCCCACATTGTGTTAAATGCTACTAATGTAGGCAACAATTTTTTATTACTAGCCCATATAAGTGTTAAACTAGTTGCTAGGGTAAGAAAGTAGAGTTGCCATATCTGTATTCCAAAGATTAATCCTGGAATAATAATAATGGCTTTAGCAAACCAACTGACAAATTCAACTATGTTGTAGTCGGTCCAGTATTCACGTGTAAACCACATTTTATAACAATCACGTATCTTATCCCACCCAGTTAAGTGATAGGTAACACCGGTAAGTATTACCCATACTGTAACTGCAAAAACAATTTGTTCTATATTCATTACTTACTCTGTGCTGGTAAGATGTAGTTGTATTCAGCAAGGCCTGAATCAACTGTGATCTGCATAGCACCTTGATCAGTAATACGCATAGTGACGTCACCACCTAGATTTAAGATGCTGATAACTTGCGTCACCGGCCATGCCCAATTGTGTTTAAATTTAACTTTAACATCAGACTGAAATGTAAAACTACCTGCGTGAGTACTGGCATCCCCAAAGAAGAAAATCAAGTTACCGTTTTCAGTTTTAACTTGGAATGTAGTTTCGTCACTGTGAGCATGAGCCTGTAATTTAAGTCGTTGAATACTGGCAACACTTGGTGAAAATTCTACGTCCCAATTGGCACCTTTAAACTTGGCAGTTTTTAATTTTTCATTAATAATTTCAGCCACCATAAATCGATAATCATTGACAAAGTCTCCAATGGTATTTTCAAAATGCAATCCAGTTGGGATCTCTTTGCCGTTGCGTTGCTCTCTAACTACTGCAATTTTTGCATTTTCTTTGTACTCTGGATTTTTCAAATGCAATGCCAACTTGTCTAAATTAGGCATTCCAAATACACCTTCGAATTCGTCAACCAATTTATGTGTCTTTGCCTGCACCACTACTGATCGATCTTCGGCGATTGATTCGATGATAGTTTCGTCTTCACTGGTAATCTTAACCAGAGGCAAAAAGCCTAGACTATGAGTATGTGCTACGATGTCTTGTAAAATGTCTTTCATAATAATTCCTTTGTGTTAGTATATAGGTTTTTTTGTTAGAAGTCAAATAATTTATTAAATGTATTTTTTTCTTCGGTGCTCTTGACGTCCCAGTTTAGAACACCGATAAGGTTATCTAATTTGTTGTCAATAATCGTCTGTTCCATTTCTTCGTGATCGAATGGTAGATCTTGAAACCATTTAGGCAATCTCAGTTCATCTACAGGATACGCTACAGATGTGTACTCCAGCGGATTTGCTTTTAGTTTGCACACAATGACCTTTTGTCCGTCTGTGATATTCATGGAGTATTTGTCATCATACATGCGTTTGAGAGTGTTCCAGTTGAGACTTGCTCGAACGTGTCCTGGCATATTGGTCTTGCCTGCCTTTTCTTCTTTGCCTCGATATGCCGAAACATTGTTAGCACGTTTAGGCGAACCTTTTTCCCAACCGGGGCGGGCTTTGAAGTTAGTGCGGAATTCAGTAATATGATCCAATACTTCTTGTTCGGTAGTACCAGTTAAGACTTTCTCCAACACATCACTTAAAAAGTTTTGAATAAATTCTGGCGTATCACTACGTTTCAGATCCAGTCCCATGGCTTTGATCTTACCTGGCTTGCCGTCGACGTCTGTTCGTTTTCCTTCTTTGTCGTAATACAGTACTGCATATCTCTTTTTAGTAATAAACAGTCCTTTTGAGGCAACAATTTCTCGACCTGCTTTAATAACTTCACCACGTGTCTTTGGACAATGAAATGCATCCAACATAAACTGTGGGAATGTGTTATTAACTTCGTCGGCGATTTGATCATAAAGTTGAATAACAGTTTCTTTAGTCCACGGAATACTACCTTTGTCAATTTCTTTTTGTAGAGTTTTGTAAGCACTAAAGTAGCATGAGTCTGTGTCACCGTAGATAATTGCTTTGCCACGATAGTCGTAATCGCCTGTGACAATTTCATTTACTTTACCGGCCATGTGTTTGACAATTTGTCGACCTGTTAAGGTAGTTGACTGACCAATTCGTTTATCAAAGAACCTACAGCCTGGGTTAAGAATAGCACCGTACAAACTGTTCAAGTTAATCTTTTTAACTAACTGACGCTTGTCCCAATATTCTTCTTCTACTTTGTTGCCTGCTTTGATACATTCTTTGAGTTTGGCCTGCATCTCTTTACGTTCAGCATACCAACGCTTTAACAGTCCGGGAATGATACCTTCTTTCTCGTAAGTAAAGATTGTGCCATTTGCACTTAACATCCAAGGCTGATTGCTTTCATAAATCAAATGATATACTTCGGCAGCACTTAATACATCCTTGTCGCCGTTTTCCCAATCAATGGTAATGTCAAACGCTTTGTCTTGACGCATCACTGCATCATATTCCATACTGCCAAACATGCCTTCCCACGCTGCCGCAAAAGATTTTTTCTTAAGAGTAGTCTGTTCATTGATATATTCTTGAGTTTGTACCGGACGTAGTTGTCCCACAATGGTTTCTGGGCCCATGTTTAACGCACGAATCGCCGACGGATACAGACTGTTAATGTCTAACGATCCTACCCAATCTTGCAATCCTTCTTTAGGATATGCAACATATGCACCAGCGGCAGCAGTGTCTTCAAGTTCATCGCGTTTTATTCTGTTGGGAACTTGGAAGCCTCTGCGATGACACTCATTGATAATGGCCTGTTCAGTAACAGCCACAGCACCCATTGTGGTCTGTAACAACACAGTACATTCATGTGCTAGTTTATTACTCAAGTCGATAAACTTCAATTTCTTATCTAGTTTATCTAACAATGCACAGTCTTGACGGTTGTATTCTATAAATTTTCGGAAATCATTTTTGTATAATTGATCAAGAGTACCTTCGTAAACTGTTTTGGTCTCCCCTACCTCCATCTCACCGATGGCATCCAGTCGATAGGTATGCCGTTCTTCATAGGTGTATTTGCGATACAGTTCGAGACTGTCTAAATGCACCCGTCCGTGAATGTCGTAAGTGATAGCCGATTTACCATACTTTTCATATTCACGTTTTTTGGGATATTGGTCCCAAAGACAAAGTCTGCGAGTATCATCCTTGCTGAGCACTTTGGTAATGCGGTTTACAGTGTAAGGCATATCAAAGCCTTCGCTGTTCCAACCACTTAAGATGTCTGCATCTTGAATCAAATTTAAGAAAGTATCTAATATGTCTGCTTCGTTGTCAAAGATGTGTGTGTTGGGAATATCCTTGACCAATTGTTGCGCCTGTTCAACTGACATGCCCTTGGGAGGCATAGCCAAACAGACCAGTGTGTCTAACCATTGTAGGTGAACAGCGATAGCAGTAATTGGCATGAATGCATCTTCGGGTGAAGCATAGCCACGTTCTGGATCAAAGTCCACCTCAATATCCCAAAACGCCACATTGAGTTTGGGAGCCTCGGCGTTTAGATAATTTTCACTTAACGTTGAAAAGATTGGATTAATATCTGCTTCGTAAAGTTTTTTGTTGCTGTGAATAGCAAGTTCTTTACGGAAATCTTTACTGTTTTTAGATACCACTCGTGACAATGGTTCTCCAAAAATACTTTGATATTTGCCCTTGGGGTCTTGATGATAAAACGTGTAGCGAACTGGATATTCTTTAAATATCCGTTTACCTTCGTTACTACGTTCAACTATCTTGATGATATCAGCATCACGCTGAAAAAATGCGTCTACATACAAATTGTTTTCTCCTATGCAATTTATGGCTTGCAAATACCTACAATGCGGATTATGGCCACGCCTGCCATTACTTTTTATTTAGTGTATAGTTAGGCATGAATTTTATTTTCTTTTAATGCTTGCATGAATGTTTTAAAGATATGAATACCTTCGTCGGCAGCAACGCCGCCGTCTCCATTTACATAAGCACGAGCTTGCTGGAATTTGGCTTCCCATCCGTTTTGGTCACATAATTCTGTAAAAGTATTTCTAAAATTATCAGTATTATGTTTTCCACCATGCCAGATGTCGACCCAGAATCGGCCATTCTTATAAGGAACAATACCAACGTTCATAGAACTAGCACCTAATTTAATATGGCTAGCATATCGCCCAGTTACATTAGTAAATAATCCAGGATTGTTATTTGCAAGATCTTGCAATAAACTTACTTTTTGAGGATCTGGTTCTGTTCGAGTTCTTACATTTGAAGTGTATTCAATATCACTTCCTCTTATTAGTGGAACAAAATCAACGAATGGTTTTTCGTCGCCGTAGATAAGTGTTTTGAGCAATGTGATACTAAAGTTATGATCAGTATTAAGAGACCTTACAAAACTCATGATATACTCATCGGCATCTTCGGATAAAATTACACCTTGTTCGCATCCCTTGTCCCACATATAGTACATGATTTTACTAGCATGCACAGAGTCTAACCAGCCGGTAGCATCCTGGCTTTCGATTACTAGTAGAACATTGCCTTCTGCATCTTGAACTGTTAAATCTACACGTTTCGAATCTGCAGTCGGATCTTCCGGTTTAACAGTATATCCGTCTTCGATGGCAAGATTTAATGCATCTAATAATCTTTGCTGAGTGGCCAAATCTTCACTAATAAATTTAGTAAAAGGAACTTCTCCGCCAAATGAGGTTTTAATGCTTGAACGTCTCATCAAAATACCATCCTTATTAATCCAACAGTGTCTATGGTAGTCAGCAGACAATAGTTAGCCAGCATACCAAAAGATTTCCTAGTCCAAGCAGCCCAAGCATACATAGCACAGCCAAGAATCCAAAGGGGATAAAGAGTAAGAAGCGGAGGAGTGGGTACGGTGAGCGCCATTGTAATACTACAACCAATGCTAATAGCCCAAGCAAAAAGTTCAATAACAAAGCGAACTCGATTAGACTTAAAGTCATCACGTATCCAATCAAATGTTGGTTTTAATAGTTCATTCATCTTTGGGTAAACGTCCAGTAACACCCAAAATCATTTCGATGTCGTTCCATGCCTGTTCGTGTTCTTTCCAATTGTCTTTGTGTGCAATAGTAATGGCTTTGTTGATAACACTGGGTTTAACTTCTAGTTCTTCAGCCACTGCCTTGACAGTTTCTCTAAGCCCTTCTTTGAGGTCTTCAACCTCACGTAAGATATTTTGGCCTTCGTTAATTAAACGTTCCAATTTGGCTTTTTCTTCGGGTCCATACATTCTAGTTGACATAATTACTCCTTGATGTTATAGTATACACTACTTAGTAACTTAAGGTCAACGTTAATGATGAAAAAACTACTGACAGCAATGCTGATTATAAGCCAAAGTGTTTATGCACAAAATTGGGATGATCCCAACAGAAAATTTGAAATGAACAAAAACACTCACGAGGAGATGTTGATCACGGTAAAACCAGTGCCCAATGTTCAACAAGCATGCGAAACAGAAAGTCGTCGAAGACTGGGCAAGTCATTTGGGTTTGCAGTTAATGCATGCAGTTTTTGGGACGGCAATCGTTGTGTAATCATTGTGCCTCAACGAGCCACTATGCACACATTAGGACACGAATTATTGCACTGTTATCAAGGCAATTGGCATTAAAAAAGCGCCCCAGGGGCGCTTTTTCTTTATCTAAACAATGCTGTTCTTATTCGTTCCAAGATAGCATCATCTTGTGATTTGACACTTTCTGCCGCCGGGGTATCGCTAATTTGTCCGGGCAATGCAGGTTTTGCAACTGCTGGTGCCGCCGGTTGTGGTGCACCGCCGCTCAATGCAGCCTTTTCGGCTTGTAAGGTAGCAATATATCTTGCATTTGGTGGTAAGTTGGGATTTGCACTTTTACTAAATCTATCAATTTCTTTATCAAATTCTTGAGGTGTTTTATATCTAGGTTTCACACTTCCAGTAGCCGGTTGTGCACCACCGCCTGCTGGCTTAGGTGCCTGTGCTAGTTGTGCCGCTGTTGGTCCGCCTTGACCTCCACGCCCACTACCTGCCATTCCGGGCTTTTGTGCAGATAGAATAGCACCTGCAGTGTTAGGACCAATAATACCGTCTGCTTTTAATCCGTTGTCTTGTTGAAACTTCTTAATAGCAGCAACATCTGGCTTACCGCCTTTTAGTAGACCCATTGAGGCTGCATAAGCAGTGATTGCAGGAGTCATTGATTTATTAGCAGCTGGTGCAGCTGGTGCCGCTGGCTGTGCTGCCCCTCCGGCCGGTTTCTCAGCACCTGGCGGTTCTTGTAACGGAGCATTTGTGCCATCATCATATTTCTCACCCGTTTCTGGATTAATTCCGGCTGGGACTTGGGCCGGTGCAGCCGGTTGTGCCGCACCTCCAGCTGCTTTACCTTTGTTAGGGGCACGAGCCAAAATAAACTCATCGTTGATATCAGGAACGCCACCACCTTTAGTTAACCATGCTTGATCTTGCGGGCTCATTGCTGCAAACTTAGCAGCATCTGCACCTTGATACGGATTCGGTACTGCTGGTGCTTCGTTTAAATCGTAACCAAACTCTTTAATCAACATTTCGTAGATAGATGTTTGATTGTTACTTTTACTGACTTGTGGTCTATTGTTGACTGGTGCAGTAGTATAATGAGCATCCTCATTAAGTATTTGTTTATTTTCGATGTGATCGATTTGAGCGATCAGTTGCTTCATGTCCATGCTATTCTCCAATTATTTTAATGTTGCTCTCAGCATCCAACCATGCTTCATGTGTGCATCTTGCCGCCCAGCAAGAAAATCACTTAACCCCACAGCACCTACTGATTCAGCAGCGTCATATGCTGTTTTAATACTTTCTAAAACTATGTCATTATCCTGTAAAAGAATCTCTAACATATTTTTTGCTGGAGGAATTCTTTCCTCATCATTGATTTCAGCCAATTGACTCAGTCTAGAAAAACTGCCGGGCGCATATGAATCAATCTTACGAATGTTTTCTGCAAATGGATCTATGCTGGCATATACTTCTTGATAGATGGTACCGAAGAAATCATGAAACTGCGAAAACAACATCCCTTCTACATTCCAATGAAAATAATGTGCTTTCAAATAAAATGCAAATGAATTAGCAAATGCCTGTTTCAATGCCTGTTTTAATTCATCCATTAAACATTACCTACTGTTGGTCTTAGACGCAGTCACTGCTTCTTTGATTCTATCTTTTTTCTTAGCACGTAATGCAGCCAAATCTTTAGCATCGATGTCTTGATCGTTGTCAGTGTCTAATTTCTTCTGGCCACCTTTAAGTGCTTCGTTGGTCTTCTTGGCAAATGGATTAACACCTTTCTTAGGAGCAGCACCTTTTTTAGCAAAAGGATTTACACCTTTCTTAGGAGCAGCACCTTTCTTGTCAGCAGCCGCATCTTTCATCTTCTCTTTTTTATTACCGTCATCGTCAATATCTAAGAAGTCTGGCCTAGCACCTTCTGAAACTTTCTTGCCGTCTTTAACACGAGTCACAGAACCTGGAAAACGTTTTTCATAGTTCTTGCCTTCTTTCTCTTCGGCTTTATCCATGGCGTTGTCTTTGGCTTTGTCGGCAGCACTTTGTGACTTGGCCTGACTCTTAGGTTCAGTGTGCGGCTCATCGCTAAAGCGATCTGGATTCTGTTTGTGTTTAGTAACACCTTTCTTTGAACGATCAATCTCACCACCTGTAGAAGACTTTTCTTCATTGGCCAGTTGACGCATTTCTTCTAATTCTTTGTCAGTCTTGTGACGCTTGTGTTTCATAGCATCTACTTTTTTCAATGCTTTGACCTTTTCTTTTGCTTCTACTAGGCGTTGTTGCAACTGACCACGTAGATCATTTTCGTAAACTTCGGCATTTTCCAATGCTTCGCCATACTCAGAAACTTTCATTTCGTAGGCCATGAAGTGATAAACACTGGCAATGTAGTCAGCAGATTTGGTAATCTTGGCCTGGACCCATCCCTCTAGTTGTTGACCTTCTTGAATCATTTTAAACAGTTTAGCACTGTATTGTGCTAACTTATACAGATCAGCGCGAGCCATGGCTGCTTCGTGATCGTTTTCTGGCATGTGATGCATATCGTGCATATTAAACTCCGTTCTATTATTTATTTACGTTTTATCGCTTTACCACCGCCGAAAATGTTTGATTTCATATCAAGTGCATTTACTGCTGTTCCGTGTTTTGTTTTAGGTTGATTGACTTTGGGCTGCGGTGGCGCCTTGGTGCCTGATTTACCCGGTGTTCCTATATAACTCTTTTTGCCCCTTGCTGGTCCAGGGCTTAGTTTAGGATTCATACCTAAAGTGGCCACATTGCCGGCACTGGTTGCACCTGGAGTTGCAGTTTCTGCAATATCATCCGGCTTGCCAAACGGGTAAACATCAACCCATTGGTCTCCTTGTTTTTGAATCCATTTGCCTGGTTTAAATTTACTTGCAATAATTCCGTGCATCTTTAATGCCTGCTCGGGCGTGTCTCTAAAACCTTCTGCTCGTGCTTCACGTTCTACACGGTTTGAAACCATACGTTGCTTAACACGACCGTCTTTGTAGATATACAACAAATTAGATTCGTCACTCATGTCACGTTCAGGACGACCAAAACCTGTGCGATTGTCGTCATAGTTTCTACCGCCTTCCGCCACACCTTGCTGACCGTAATCGGCTTCAATGTTGTCCAGCATACGATCATAAATTTGTTCAAAGTCATCGTCGCCGTGATACCCTGTATCGATAGAGATATTGTCATACATGTCTTGTATTGCTTGTTCAATTTCTCTGCCGTATTTGCCTTGTTGTGCATTGTATAGCATGTCAAAGCCGTTGTCGCCGGATCGTGCAACTTTGTGTAAAAATTCTTCAACATCGTTACCATCACGGCCTTCTTCTACACCCTCTTGCGCCGGTGAATCTAATAGCACAAACATCTTGTTGCCCTTGGTATACACTTTGGCACTGACAACTGTGTCACTACCTGATATTCTTGGTCTAATACTTTTGTCACCAAATACCATTACGTCGTATGTTTTGCCACTGTATTCCACAGTTGCGCCATCTGACTTTACATTGCTAGGTGCTGGTTCTGCTGCTGGAGGATTAGGTTTGCCTGTTAGACGATTAATATTTGGATCAGGAAATGATCCGTCCGCATTAGGAGTTACTCTACGAGTTATATCTTGCTCTGCTACTTTTTCTTTTTTCTTAGGAGCATCGGGTCCTATAACCTTGCGCTCTTCGGCAGGTGTATGTGCTTTAGGCTTCTTGTTATACTTAACAGCCTTGATGCCTTTTTTGTTTTCTAATAGTTGTCTAATTAACATTATTCTGCTTCCATAAGATCAAGAGCAATATTCCAATGATGAATACGATCTTCGAGACCAATAAACCCACCATTGATCTTTTTAGTTAGTGTATTCATATCACCTTGATCACACCATTGGTTTAATTGATTTTTGTGCCAGAACCAGCAGCCACTTAATACTGCCCACTCTGGTTCTCTTAATAGATCTGGATCACGTACCAGTGTATCGTCTTGGAACAAGTCCTTGGAACATTGTGCGTAATTGCTTTTGCCAGTGATCTGTATAATGCCACGACCGCGATACTTCCATCCTTCGCCCGACGCTTCTGGGCCATTGCCCATACGTCCGCCGTAGATTTTGTTAGCAATCATTTCAGGCTTGCGTTCATATTGACGTGCTAACTCGTCATTGGGGAAATACTTGCCAAACAACCCACGAAGCCCTTTGGCACCGTAGTTTAAATTTTCTTGTAAGATAGTAAAGTCCAGGCTTTCGTGCTGGCATTGCGCCACAAACCCTGCTACACGTGATGGTGTAACAATATCAAATGCTGGAAAATATTCACAAAACGCATCATACCACAATTGTGGATTTTTGTTTTTGCTGATACATCTTGCTAATTTATCTAATGTAAAGTCAAACTGAAACATAGCATTTATTCCTTATGCTATATTTACCATCGTTCAAGTTATTTCTTCTTAGATCGGCCGCTTTTCATATTGGCCATCCAATGTGCTAATTGGCCTTTTCGACCACCTTGTTTAGCCAC